CCGTTGTCGGAGCGGCTTCTGGTGTGACGACCATGCTCTGGACGCCATCGCCGTTCGTGTTTGATGTGGCGGCCAGGGGTGCCGATTGCCAGGCTGGCGCCTTACCCTGCGGCGGCGGTGAAGCGGTCTGGTCGCCGACGACGGGTGCGTCCTGCCAGCCCATTACGGTTTGCGCCGCTGCTGGCCGTCCGGCCCGATGAAGACGGAACCAGGCGGCAGTGCGTTATAGTCCTCGTCCTCGTGCCCGGCCCGTAATGTCCTGACTGTGTTTGCTCCGCCGCCAAGCCCTTTGTTTGTGCGGAAACTGCTTCTCAGGCTGTCGCGTGCCTCTCCCGTGGCAGCCTGGATTGCAGCAATTTCCTGGTTCCACTGGGCAATCACTGCGGCATGGGCTGCGGGGCTGTCGCCCTGGGTGCTCAACAGCCTGCCCAGCTCAGCAATGTCTGCCTCACGCGGCACGCCGGATGGGTTCAGCGCGCGGGCCATCGTGGTGATTGCGCCGAAGTCGGCGGCCTGGGCGGCTTTCTGTTCAGGGGTGTTGGTTTCGGCGGCGACAAGGGATCGCAGCTCGTTGTAGGGCTTGAAATCCCCCCGCGGCAGCTTGCCATAAGCATCGTCAACCAACTTGAAGACCTTCTGCGCCTCCCCGGCGGACACCTCGATCGCCGCGACGCGGGTGCCGACGCCGCCGCCTTCACGCACGGCCTCTGACATCTGAGACTTGAATGCCAGCTGCGCTTGGTTGATGTCGTCCGCATTCATGCCCCGCTCTTGCATCTCTTGAGCGATGGCGTTGCCGATTTTCTCCTTGTCGGCTTTGCTGCGGCTGTAGCCCTGGGCGGCGGCGGTGTTTCCGGAGACCCAGAGTTTTGCCAGCATCTTCGCGTTTTCGTCGGACACGCCAGCCACGTCCGTGGCTTCGCGCATCTGCTTGCGGGCCTCCAGCGTGACTTGACCGTCATCCCAGTCCGGATGGGCCGCTTTGATCGATGCCGCAACTTTGGCCATCTGGTCGGAATTTGACCCTGGCGTCGTGGGCGCTTTCCAGGTGCCAGTGATGCCAAACCGCTGCTTCATCGCCTCGTAGGCACCCTGATCACCGGCCTCGATGCGAGCCAGCATCACCTTCGCGACGGTGACGTTGTTGTCGGCGGCGATCTTGGCGGCGGGGTCACCCTTCACGCCGTGGGCCGTGGCTGCGTCCATTTCGGTCTGCAGCACAGCGCCCTTGGCCTGCTCCACCGGATCGTCGGAGGACAGCAGCTTGACCATATCGACCTGCTGGCCGAGATAGGCCGCCGTTTTCGGTTGCGCCGTGCCGGCCGCGTCCGTGCTTTTCTTGCGGGCAAACAGCAGGTTCTTCACCTCGGCGATGCCGCCGTGGGCATAGGCCTGCTGCAGCACCTCATCCTTGAACGCGGCGATATGGGTCTCCAGCTCGGCCCGCCCCGCCTTGGCATCCACATCCAGCTTCTTGATCGCTGCGTTGTAGGCATCCTGCTGATACTTCGCCATCTTCATGGCGTTCTCGGTCTCGGTTTTCCAGGTGTCGAAATTGTGCTGGGCGATCTGCGCATCCTTCTGCGCCGTGGCCGTCAGCACGCCGCCCGCCGCCTGGATGGCATTCACAAACGGCCGGCGGGTGAATAACGAGCCAAGGGTCGCGATGAACATGGCTGGCTGGCCGAACGCAGCGAACGGGTCGGTGTTTGCCTGTTGGCTCGGCGGCTTTTGCAGCACCGGCATCTGCGGGGTCTTGGCATCGATATCCGCCCGGTCCTGCGCCAGACGCGCATCAAGCCCGCCGCCAAAACCCTGCGTCGCCCCGCTCAGCACTGGGCTTGGCGGCTTCGGCGCGGGCTTTTGTTTCGCCGCTTCCGGAACGGCAGGCTTCGCCGTCGTGGTGTCTGGCTGCAGCAGATCGGCATCGGCCATCGTTACGACGCCGGTTGCTGGTTGATCGAAATCGTGGGCCGGGCGGCGGCCCCCGCCAGCGTCGTCAGCGCGTTACCAAGCTGCTGATCGGACTGAATGTTCGCGTTCATGATCTGCTGGTAGATGCTGGCCGAGAGGTTGCTTTCGTTAATACCGGTCGTCAGCAGCTGCTGGGCGATCTGCGCACCCTGGCCGGCGATGGTCTGTTGCACATTCGCAATGTCCTCGGCTTCGGCGGACGATCCCGATCCGCCCATCGCGGCATAGCGGCTTTTGATCGTGGCGACAGCCGCGGCACCGGCCTGGTTCAACGAGCCCTGCACGCCGGGCGGCAGGGTGCCGCTCTGCAGATAGCTCGCCAGCTGCGCACCCTGCGTGCCGAGCTGGTTCGCGGTCGATGTGAGGTTATTATAGCCGGGGATATTCCCGAGGCCCTGGCTGGATTTCAGCGCGTCATAGCCAAGCACCGCCGCCGGCAGCAGCCAGGACGCATTCTTGCCAAGCAGACTGCCAACGCCCCCGGCCCCGCCAGTGCTGAGGTTTGCCGCCCCGGGCAGCAGATTGCCGGCGGGGTCAGTGCCGGCGATGACGCTGCCGAGCCCGCTGGTCGCAGCACCGGAAGCGGGCGGTGCGCCAGGCGGGGCGGGCGGCGTATCAATCAAACCGTCGCTGCCGCTTGCCGCACTGCCGGGCACCGCGCCGCCGCCCTGGTTGTAAAGGTCGGTTGCCTGGCCGGGCGTGAGGTCAGCGGCGGTGCCGAAACTTTGGCCCGAGCCCGTGACGGCGAGACCCTGGCTCGTGACCGGACCAGACCCGCCCAGTGCGACCTGCTGATTGAGCGCACCAACATCCTGCGCCGCGAGTTCCGTGCCGGCAGGCACCGCCCCCGTGTCGAAACCCGCCGTCGCACCCGAGGCAATGTCACCGGCAGACGGTGCGACAGAGGCAGGGGCGGCAATGGCGCCGGCCCCAGCACCCGGGCCACCGCTGAGCCCGCCGCCGGCCTCCCCGCCGCCGCCCGCAAGGCCGCCGATCGCACCCGCCGCAAGGCCGCCCGCACCGCCCGTGATCGCACCCCTGAGCGGGTTCTGACCGGTGATCGCACTGCCCAGAGCGCCCGCACCCGCGCCCGCGATGGCATCGCCAGCGGTCGTCCCGATGCCCGCCGCATCACCGATCAGCCCGCCCAGTCCGCCAACCGCGCCGCCGGTCAGGCCCCCGGTGATCGCGCCCTGAAGCGGCTTGCCGCCGGTCGCGGCACTGCTCAGCGCACCAACCGCCGCACCGCCCAGCGCGTCCGCACCAGCCGTGGCCAGCGCACCATCGCCGAAGAGGCTCGCAAGCCCGGTGCCAAAGAGCACTTCGGTGATGCCACCCGAGCACACAGCCCCGGTGTGATGCCAGCCGTCCTGATCAAACCGCATCCTCAAGGATCACCTCGATATCATTCGAACCAAACCGCAGCAGCCCAAAGTCAAACCGAATCAGGCCATCAGAAAGCCATTCAACCGTGGGATGCCGGCAGATTCTTGCCCATCGATTGTATATCGTAACAGCTTTGCCCGCCTGCCCGCCAAACATCATTTCTATGGCAGCGCCGACATAGCGGTTGTGCAGATCGTCGGGCTCGTGCCTCGCATCGCGGATGCCCAGCCGCTCGGCCTCCTGTGCGAGCCGCGCATGAAACCACCGGCCGCGCCCGATCAAATGCGGCGCGTTTGGCAGCCAGTCCTGCAGCCGAAAGCTGAGCACATGCACATCGCACAGCCGGCCGCGGAACAGGTACGCATCGGGAATGGTCATCTCGGGCCGCATTCCGGCACCGAGGGCCGCGGTCATTGCCGCCGGATGGCCCTGCGGTATCCGCGTGGTGATCTCCATCGCATCGGTTTGGGTGAACATGCAATGCACCGCGGACTGGATCATGGCCTTGGTCCAGCGCCCGCGTGCGCAGGAATCCACCACCGTGTGCGCCTCGTAAATGCCCGGCAGCAGCTGGGCAAACAGAATCCCGCCATACTCACCCATCACCAGGTGGTTGGCGTGATTGGCTACGGTGGCGCTGAGATCGAGCGCGCCTTCGTCCATGCCGGCCACCCAGGGGCGGATGTCTGGCTGGTTGATCAGCGCATTGATCCGCTCCGCATCCAGGCACCGCTGCACCTCAACCATCATCGCGGTCATGAAAAGCGGAGCACCGACGACCAGGTCTGATGCTCCAGAAAATGCAGGTAAATCCAAGCCTGGAGCTGCGCGGGATCGGACAGGTCGGTCTGATTGAGGTTGCTGCCCTGGGTGCCGAGCACCGCGTTGATATCGTCGTGCGCCTGCTCGTTCCAGGTCAGGAAGTTATTGATGTCGGTCAGATCGATCGGGTCCAGCGGGTATTCGGTCAGGTTGATCTGGTAGGTGCTTTGCACAGCGGTGCGCGCGAGCGTGTGCTGATCGCGGTGCGCAAACCCCCAGATCGACCACGACGCCGGATCGGTTGGTATGTTCAACAAAGAAACGAGCGCCATTACCGCTTCTTTCGGGTGTGTTCGCGCACCAGCACAACGCGCTCATCCACCTGCCGGTCATAGCCACCCGAGCGGAACTCCGCACCCCGGCCGTTGACCATGGTCTCGTCTGGCACCTGAGACACCATGCCGGCAGGATTTTCACCCTCGGCAAGGAACTTGACCCAGTTTTCCCGCTGCCGTGTGTGGTTCTTCGCCATTTCAATCTCCTGTGTAACGAATCTGCTTATACAGATTTGGCAACGAAAAGTCCGCGAGCGGCGGTGTGGCCCGCTCGTCGCGGGTCAGATTGAGCAGCAGCGGGTGGTAGTTGGTGACCGTGGGCAGCTGCCAGTCGGGGAACGATGCGGTGCAGGTGTTCGATGGCGACGGGTTCAGCAGCCAGCTTCCGCCCGCCTCCTGGTCGTTCGCCTCGATGAAGTAGGGACCGCCGAAACTCACCGTGCTCAACCCACCCGTGCCGGCCTCCGGGTTGGCTGTGGTGCTGTTGTTCCAGGTGTAGCCAGCATTACGCATAGCCGTGTCGGTGAACCAGATCAGCGCGTTGGTGGCGTCCAGCTCGACGGTGACGACATCGCCCGGGCTGCTCACGCCAGCGGTGCCCGAACTGACCGCCGCACCGTTTGCGAAAATCTGCTGGCCCGCGCCGTATGCCTGGTAAAGGCCGATGCCGAGCGAACCCGACCCGCCAAGGAAGCCAGTCAGCACCTCGGATGCGTTGGAGACGCCCACCGCCATGTCGTTTGTCAGTGCTGAGAGAGTCACCTGGAAACAGGCCTTGCCGGTCGAGAGGCTTGTGGTGTCGCGGACCCCCTGGCCGCCCGTGCCAGTCGAGGTGGCCGTCAGATTGCCGTTTGAGAGGGTCATGCCGCCGCCGATGTCGCCGGGGTTCCAGGTCGTCGCACCCGGCGTCGGGGTTGGGGTTGGCGTCGGGGTCGGGGTTGGGGTTGGCGTGGGGGTGTTTCCGCCGTTGATCGCGAACATCCAGTTCATGATCGTGGTGTTGGTCCACACCGGATTGCCGTTCGCATCCTGGTCCTGATGGCCGCAGCTCGGGCAGAGCGTGTATTCCATCTGGCTGTTGCCGATTTTGTTGGCGGACACGCTGGTGATCGCGGACGGATAGGATGTGGCACCCAGATCGGTGGCGATCGGGTTATTCCACTGTGACGGATTGCTGTCGGTGTCCTGCGCCCCTGAAAACCACCACACCGGGACGTTCGTCATCGTGGTTGCATTCGCACTGGTTGGCCCGGCGGCAATGCCGTTGATCTGCAAAACGCCAGCCATCGAGGCGCCGGCAGCAAATACGGGCGGATTGCCGTTCAGGCTGTTGTAGAGCAGCATGAAATACTCTGAGCCGATGCCGCCCAGGCTGAAGCCCTCCACGTAAATCCGGCTCGTGTCGATCGAGTAGTGCGCCTCCAGGTACTGGATCATGTCCAGAACGGCAAAGGTGTTCGGCCCGGTGTCGCCGGAAAAATTGGTTCCCGAGCCAACCGTTCCGTTGTTGACCCAGCCGCCCCAGTTGCACACCGCGTCGTTGCCGCATGTCTGATCCGCGTAAGGCACCGCAATCACGGCTGGATAGGACGTAAGAAACGGAACCTGGTTGAACAGCGCCGCCTCGAAACCCTGGCCGACCAGCTGATAGGGCTGGTTCGAGCCTTGATACCAGCTATTATCAAAGGTCGGATGCAGCCAGATCAGCAAAGGATATTTATACGCGGTTGGATTGTATTGAGCTGGTGGAAGAACATTAAAGTGGAAAGGAAGCCCGCTCGTAAGCTGCACTGTATAGGGATAGGCCGGCGTGCTGAAGCTCACGTCGTAAGCCGCCCAGTTCTGCGTGGTGACGTTGCCGGTCAGCGGGGCAGGCACAGCAACCGGACCGCTCGGCGTCGGGGTTGGCGTCGGGGTTGGCGTCGGGGTGGGGCCGCAACACGGATTTGAGGCCGTCCAGCTGGACGTGTAGACGCCGTAATTCGTTGTCAGAACCAGTGCGTTGTTCAACAAAGCGTCGGTGTCAGTCGTGGTTGCGGAACAATCGTTTTGAGAACCGCATAAATTGGCGACCCACGCAGCCGCGCTGTAACCGCTGCCAAAGACGGCATTGAGCAAGTTCAAGCCACTGGCATCGTAGCCATTGCCTGATCCGGAAGGGCCAAACTCGCCGATCACGGTCGGCATCGTGCCCGCCGCATTTGGTATGCTCGCAAGCAGGCCGATATTCATCCCGAATCCCGACTGAAACTGCGCAACCGTCGCCACTTCGGTGCCGGCATACGCGTGGTAGTCCCAAACGGTGTTTGTCATTCCGGCATAGGCCGAGATCGGCGTGAGGCAATTGGCCTGGCAATTCGCCCCAAGGTAAGCGGAAACACCACCTCCGATCAGTTCCAGCACCACAATGCTGTTGTTACCGGTCGCGCGCACCGTGTTGTAGATGGCAAGCTGCTCGGCCGTCACGGGTGCCTGGGTGCCGTTTGGCGGACCCCACACCGGCTCATTTGGTGTCTGAAACCACACATACGGGTTATTCAGATAGGCTTGCGCCCAGGCTTGATACCAAGCCAGTTCCGCCGTCAGCTGGGCGCCGGTCTGAACGCTGCAAGACTGGTTTTGGTTGTTTGGGTTGGTCTGCGGAAAAGCATGCTGGTCGATAATAACGACAATGCCAAGCGCGGTGAGCTGGGCGATCTGCGTGGTAAATGTTGACGGCAGACCCTGGGTGAAATCGTATGGGCCACAGGCGTAATTGCCCAGATTGATCGCAAGGCGGACATAATTTATCTTTGGGAATAACGTGGTCAGCGGCTGAGCGGCGGCATTGGTGACCAATGTGGGAAGCTGGTTGCCGTTGTAAATGACATCCGCACCAATTGCGATGCCGCGGCCCTGCCAGAGCTGACCGTTCGGTTGCAGGATCTGGCCTTGGGTATTGGTCGTAAAGTAGGTGCTGGCACGCACGGCGGAGGGCGTGGCGGTCAGCAGAGACACAACCAGAACCGCCGGTATAATCCGCCGCATTTTATGGGGCACTCCTGGCATATTTGACCTGGACTGCCGCGGAATTCGGTGAGCCGACAATCGCCGAGGTCACTAGCGTAACCTTGTTGCCGGCGGCAATCGTATTGCTGCCGCAGGTGGTGGTCGTCAGCGTTCCGGATGAAACCGTGATGCCGTTGCAGGTCGCGACATTTGTGCCGTTGATCTGCAGCGCGATATTGAAGCTGGGCGAGCCCGGGCCGCCGGTCAGGTAGCTCACGCTGACGATCGAGCCAGAGGTCCACGGCCAGGCCGGGGTGATATAGTAGGTGTAAGCGGCGACCGTCGTGCTGCTGTCCCAGTTGAAGACAGCCGCGCCGTACTGATTGCCCAGCGAGATCGTGTTGCCGGTGATGGTGACCGGCGCGGTTCCGGCCAGCGCACCGCCCGCCGAGCTGGTCAGGCACGTCGTGCAGGTGATCAAGCCCTGTGCGTTGACATTGACAGGTAATGTAGAGGTGAGAAAGCCGCCGCCAAAAGTGGTCACACAGGTCGGGCAGGTAATCTGACCCGAGGCGCTGATGTTGACCGGCGAACTGGCGGTCAGCAGCCCGCCGTTGGTGGTGAGCGCGCAGGTCGGGCAGGCGATGGTGCCGGTGGTGGTGATCGTCCCGCCCGTGATCGGGCTGGTTGTGGCGATGCTGCTGACCGAGCCAGAGCCGGTGCCAACCGTAATGGTCGAGCCGTTGATGCGGACCTGCAGGGCGGAGCTGGTGGTCCAAAGATCGCCATTGTTGGGACTGGTCGGCGCGGTGCCGGGCGTGAGGTTCAAGCCAGCGCCAGCTGTGGTGGACGCAGCCGTGGTGAGCTTGCCGGTGCCGGTCATCGCGGAATATGTCGCGGTGCCGCTCATCGCCGGGCTGATCAGCGTCATCGTGCTGGCAGACAAGCTGGCCGGCAGGGTGGTCGAGATCGACGGCACACCCGTGCCAGATGTCACAAGCACACCGCCGTTGGCGGTGGAGAGCCCCGCCACGGCGGTGCCGCTTGAGGAATACCAAGCGATCTGGTTTGCGGTGCCCGAGGTGACCGTGCCCGACCCGCCGCTGCCGCCGCCGCAGGCCGCACCCGAGTCCACCGTCGCGCCGCTGGAGTTGAACTGCACGCAATGGCCGGATGTAAAGCTGCCGCTGCTCGTTTGGATGAGGCTGCCGGTGCCCTGATTGTTGGTCGCTGAACCGAGGTAAAGCGCCTGGCCACCCACGGTAATCTGCCCGGTCGGGATCGAGGGCAGAGCGGTCCAGGTGCCGGCGGCGTTCACAGTGTAAAGGCAGCCCGTGCCGAGGCCGCCACCTTCAGAGCCGTTGCGGCAATTGGTGACGTAGCCGATTTCACCCGCGTTGGAACTCGTCACTGTCGGCAGCGCGGATGTGGTCGCGTAGTTCTTGATCGTCGGGGTAAAGCTTGCGGCAATCAGGTTGTTCGGCAGCGTGAGACTCCACGACGGCACGCCCGCGTTGGACGTGACCAGCACGCTGCTGTTTGCCGTGGCGAGGCCGCTGAGGGTGTTACCGGTGGTGGCGTAATAGGCCAGATAGTTGAGCGTGCTGTTGTTCACCCCGCCGCCCGCGCCAAACGGGCCAACCGGCGAGCCGTTGGTGGGGCAGGCAAACACCCCCGATGTGGTCATCCACACATCGCCCGCGATACACGAGGACGGGGCATTGCCGGTGGCGATGTTAAGGCCCGCGCCGGCCGCGCTGGAGGCCATGGTGTCGAGCTTGCCGGACAGCCCGGTGACACCGAGCGACGTGGTGCCGGTCACCGTGAGCGTGCCGGCGCTGAGGGCCGCGAATGATCCGGTGTTGGTCAGCGTCGAAACCGGCGTCTGCTTCGACTGGCCGCCCTGCACCAGATACAGCACCTCGGCACCGGAGAGCGGCAGATTGGCCGGCGGGAAACTGGTGACCTGCTGGGCGAACGCGGCACCCGGCAGCAACGACGCGATGAGAAAGGCGGCGAGCCGGCGCACAAACATTACTGGTATCCCATGCCTGAAAATGCGTGAGCGCTGTCGGCCGAAATCACCGAGACCGCACCGCTGCCAGGCGCGATGGCGTACGTCGTGTTTGGCTCAATGCAGGTCGTCGAGCCGGCCGAGGTCGTGCCCGACGCGGTGCCGATTTCGTTGATGCACAGATCATACGTCGCGGTATCGGGATTGAAGATCCAGCCGCCCGCGGTGCTGTGGCCCGCTGTCAGCGCGGTCACCGCCGTGCCGCCCGTGGTGACCGTTGCAACGTCCAGCGGCACCTTGGTGACCACACCTCTGGTCTGGCGAAGATTGCCATGGGAATCGGCCTGCACGGCGACCTGCTGACCGCTCGCGGCGCTGGGCTGGGTGGCGTTGTAAACCGCACCGGTCAGCTCAGCGCTGTTGGCAGCGGTTCCCGCCGCGACGCTGCCGATCACCGAGGTCTGGTTGGCGGCGGTCGCCATGCCGCTGAACGACTGGATGTTGACCTGCAGATTGCCCGACACGTCAGCGTTCAAGCCAACCATGTTGCCGCCGTTCTTGGCGCCGATCGCGGTGCCGACCGAGGGAAACGCGAGCCCGAACGAGGATGCCGTGCCGCCCGAGCCGCCGCCCGAGGCGATAGCGATCTTGAGGTTGCCGTTGGCATCGACCTGCAAACCCGTCTGCTGACCGCCTGTGAGCGTGGGCGGGCTGCTGCTGTAGACGCCGCCGGTCAGCAGCGACGCCACCGCCGCAGTGCCGCCCGAAGGCGAGCCCTGCACGGACGACTGCAACACGGCCGTGGCCGATCCGGAAATGGGCGGCAAGGTGCCGATGACATTGACCGACCAGGTGCCGCCCTGCGCCACCGCGCCGATTGTGTTGGTTCCGGCCGGCAGCGCGGTTGCAACCGTGGTGTTCCAGGTGCCCGACTGCGCCACCGCGCCGATGACGTTGGATCCGGCGGGCAAGGCGGTCTGCAAATCGACGTTGAGGTTGCTCGCACCGTCAGCGCCGAGTGCTACCATATTGCCGTTGTTGGACGCACCGATCGCCGTGCCGGAAATGGGAAACGCCGAGGTGAACAGCGATGAGGTGCCGCCGCCGCTGCCACCGCCGCCGCCACCGGTCACGACGTTGACCTTGAGGTTGCCGAGGTTATCGACCTGCAGCGCGGTCATCTGGCCGCTGCTGAGCACGGGTGCGCTGGCGTTATAAATGCCGCCCTGGTACTGCGCCTGCGCCGCCCCGGTCGGCAGCGGCACGGTCCCGGTGATCCCGACCGTCCAGGCGCCGTTTTGCATCACGCTGCCAATGACGTTGGATCCGGCGGGCAGCGGTGTGCGCAGGTTGACATAGGCGTTGTTGCTGTAATCGACGCCCAGCGCGATCAGGTTGCCCGCCGGCGAGAGACCGCCGATGGCCTGGCCGCTCACCGGAAACGGCACGCCAAAGGTCGATCCGCCGCCGCCGCCGCCGCCGCCACCGCCGGTCACGACGTTGACCTTGAGGTTGCCGCTGCTGTCGAGCTGGAACGGTGAGGTCTGCGTGTTCAAAAGGGCCGGCGGGGTGCTGTTGTAGACGCCCCCGAACAAGGTCACGACAAAGCCGTTGTTTGACAGCAGCGGGTTCGGCGTTGCACCCAGCGCGGGCCACGCGGCGGCCAGACCGAGTGCCGTGAGAAACGATGGGTTTAATCTCATGGCATGCGTCCTAGAGCACCGGCAGCCATACCCAGCCCGGCGTGGCGGAATAGGTCAGCGTGATGGTTTGATTCGGCTGCAGGATGACCGTCGAATTTGTGGCGGTGGCGACGGTGGTGCCGCCGATCTGAATGGCGCTCACGGTCCCGTTCAGTATGTTGACACTCATGATGCGCCCGGTTGCGTTGGTATAGGCGGTGCCGCTGGCCGGCATCGACGGGGTGGTCACGCCGACCGCACCGAACTGCTCCAGAAACATCCCGGTCGTTCCGGCGGTTCTGGCACCCCCGCTGTAGAGGCTCAGATTGGGATTGATGAAAACATTGGTCACACCGGCCGTCGTGTTGAGGTCGGTTTCCGCGACAAATGTGCCGCCAACCCAGGTGTTTCGCGAGGCGTTCGCCGAATCGATCTGCACCGCTGTATTGACGTTTTCAACGTCCACCGACGTAAACACGTTGGCGTAATTGTAGTTGTTGGTGAGATAAATCCCGATCGCGGCACTCGAAAACGAGCCCATGAACCGGTTGAATGCGCTGAACTGCAGCTCCAGCGACGTGCCCAGCCCGGTGCCGGATGTCGAACCGCCGCCCGTGTTGGTGGTCACCGTCTGGAAGTCCGAATTGTACACCCCATTGATCTGCAGTGCGACAGCGGCTGAGTTGTTGGCGACGTTCTTGAACTCGATCTGTGTGAATGTGAAACTGTTAAATGCGTCGGTCAGGCTGGAATTGCCCAGAGCCACGCCCGGCCCGGCGATATTGGTCAGCACGGTAAAGTCAGAGAAATGGCTGTAGAACAAAGCGGTGCCGCTGCCGGTCATCAGCAGCGGTGTGCCGGACGAGACGCCGCGCAGATCCAGCACTGACGAGCCCTGACTGGTGCCGCGAATGCGAATGCCGCTGGTGCGCGATGACATGTTCCAGGTCTGCGCGGTGTTCGCCACACAGGTTCCCGGCGGCAGGCGTCCCTCGACACCGTTTGCCACCAGATAGGCAAACCATGCCGCAAGGGCAGTGCTGTCATCGGTGGTGCCGTCGCATTTGGCGCCAAAGGCCGGATCGGTCGGATACGCCCACAAGGCCGATGCCGTCACGGTGCCGGTGAAGACCGCCGCACCGCTGATCGTCGGGCTGACCAGCGTGCCGTTGGTTGCTTCAGCTTTGTCCGTCCAGGCAAGCTGGGGCGATGCGGCCAAAGCCACGGTCGGAACCAACGCCAGCAACAGCAGCCACTTGATCAAAATCCACCTGCCCCAAATGCCGAAACACCGAACTGCCAGCCCTGGTAAATGTCGCTGCCGCCGGCCAGCACCGGGCAGGCACTGTCCTGCGTCATAATTGCCTCCATGTAAGGATAGAGCGAATTCCACTGGATTGGTTGCGAAATGATTGATGCCGGCACACCGACGAACAGCGCCGAGATGCCGCTGACGAATTCGACGGTGAGGAACTGCGTCATGGCGTCATAGACCGCCAGTGTGACTGTGAACGGCGGGAACTGAATGCCGGCAACGGTGAGTTTCTGGCCGGTGCTGATCAGCGGGCAGGGTGCCAGCACGAACGGGCTCGTGGTCGGATAGGCGTTGCCGGTGGTGAGAATCGGCGTGCCGGCGGCGGCCAGCACCGGGCAGTTGCTGTTGGTCTGCACCAACGCCTGCGGATAAAACGCGATCGACGACCAGGGCACCGTGGCGTGACCCACGATCGCCTGGTTGGGCACGCCCACGAAATAGGTGGCGATATTGCCCTGGCCGGCGAACTGCACGAACAGACCCTTGGTGTTCAGATCGTAAAGTGCCAGGCCGACCGGCTGGGGTGCGCCCGTGATCGAGGGATTGATGATTTGCACTTCTGGCGAAACGCTGCCGCAGGCGGTGTCGGCGCGTGCCGGTCTGGCAATAAAAACCGAAATGACCGCAAGCAGGGTGAGCACGAAAATCCGCAACGCCACCCTCCCTAGCCAAAAAGAAACCCGTCGTCTCTGTAGGCAAACGATATCCCGCTGATTAGCACATCCGGCGAGTTCGTTGTTATGGTGGCACCAAGTGCGGTGCCGGCGACCGCCGCGGTCTGGCCGCCCCAGACCGGCGCGGTGTAGTTGGGTGCAAGGAAGTTGGGCTGCACCGGATTGACATAGGCAACGGACGGCAGCTGCGCCGCCTGACCGATCTGCTGGGCGAGACCCGCCGACTCCATGGTGACGGTGAAGGAAACCCCTTCCTGGCCAGCGGATTTGTCGGTGGCACGGATGTAGTCAACCAGCGGCTGTTTGATGATGTATTCGCGCTCGCCGCCCCAGAGCTTGGTCACCAGGCGCTTCTGCAGGCCGGACGGCGTGGTCATCAGGGGGTAAAGGGCGTGACCATCCGTGCCCCAGGCACTCATCACGGAGGCGACTTCCAGCGTGGCGATGAACGTCATGCTGCTTTTCTGCGAGACGAGAAACCATTCTTTCTCGTTCCAGGCCACCATCACCGTGCGCAGCGCCTGGGTCTGCGGATCGCGGATGGTCATGTTCATCAGGTAGACGGGGATGGTGTAGATATTGGCGACCGCCGCACTCGGGGTCACCGCCCCGGCAGCCGGCGGAAACACCGCGTTGGCGAAGAGGTCATCCATTTTCTTCGAAGCACGGGTCACCGCGCCGCCATAGATCGCATTGATGCCGTTGGCGTTGCCGAACAGGATGGTCTGGCCGAAATCCTGCACGGTATCGCGCCAGGCCGCGCCGATCTGGGCGTGGGTGTTGTAGTAATTGAAGGTGGTGCTGGGCGGCGATCCCGAGGTCTGCACGTTGGAAACGTTACTGACCGACGAATCGGCCAGCGTGTAGAGGTAGCCGTTGCTCTGATGCAGGGCGACGTATTGCTTGCGCAGGAACCGGTCGTTGCTGGTGAACAGATCACCGCCGGCCGACGTGGCGAAATCGGTCAGCGATTCGGGGGCTGAGATATTGATCACGCCGCCGTTGGTGATTGGCCCGACTTCGGCCGGATTGCTGATCCACACGCGGGACTGAAACGTCTCGATCGACGTGCCCGAAACCCCGAAGGGCATCAGCGCGATGGTGCCCGATGCGGCGTTGTTGACCCCGGCCTGGATCTGCACGGTGGGGGCTGAGGTGTAGCCCGAGCCAGCGGCGGTCATCTCGATTGACGAAATGGTGCCCCCGGTCACCAGCGCCGTGGCTGTCGCCCCTGAGCCGCCGCCGCCCACAAAGGTCAGCTGGGGCGTGCCGACATAGCCCGAGCCGCCATAGACGATGGTGACACCTGAAATCGAGGCGACGGTCAGCTGGGCGACGCCGGCGGCGCCCGTACCGCCGCCGCCGGAAAAACTCACTGTTGGGGTGCCGGTGTAGGCGGAACCCTCGTTGGTGACGGTGATTGCGCTGACCCCGCCGTTGGTGAGCGTCGCAACCGCGGTGGCGCCGCTGCCGCCGCCGCCAGAGATCGTCACCGTGGGGGCTGATGTGTAGCCGTGCCCGGCGGTGACCACATCGATGCTGGAGACTCCGCTGATCGCCAGCACGGCTGCCGCCGCCGCCCCTGAACCCCTGCCGCCGGTCAGCGTGACCGTTGGCGGGCTGGTGTAGCCGGTGCCGCTGGTGGTCACGGTGACTGAGACAACCGCGCCGTCGAGGATGTTTGCCGAGCCCGCGGCGAATTGCCCGCCGCCGCCGGAGAATGTCACGGTGGGCGCGGTGGTGTAGCCAGAGCCGCCGCCGAGGATGACCACCGAGTCCACCCCGCTGGAGCTGAGAATGGCGGTCAGCACCGCGCCGCCGTCGCTGCCGCCGTTGACGAATGCGATGGCGACCTGATCGGCCGGGGTGTAGCCGGTGCCGGGGTTGGTCACCGTCAGTGCGGTCACCGAGCCGTTTTCGATCGTGGCGGTCGCCGCGGCGCCGCTGCCCGCACCGCCATAAAAAATCACGTCCGGCGGCGATGTGTAGTTGGTTCCGCCCGAGGTGAGGTCGCCGAGCTGGAACGGGCCGATCCCGCCGGCGGCATAGAGGACGGAGCCGTCCCAGATCCAGTAGGTGTTGGGGGTGATGTTATTGGCGATCAGCAGGAACAGATCACCCCACTGGCAGGCGACCGGCAGTTGGGTGGCGTTGTAAAACGTGCCTGGCATGGCGCTGATCGGTGTGACCACATACGTCGGGTAAGCGACCTGCACCGCCGTGCCGTCGCTGAGGAACACCGCGCAGGCGACATCGGCGTTGATGTTGAACCAGCTGAAATAGATGATGGAGAGACCGGACGGGGCGGTGTAGACCGCCGCACCCTGGTCATAAATTGTGCGCAACGAACCCCTGCCTGTGAGCAGGAAGTTCTCGACGATGAAGAATTCGCTGTCCTCAATCGCGGTGCGCGCATCGGTCTGGTTCATCGAACCGAAATTGCCGCACGAGAAAAACTTGGTTGCCTCGGGGATGCCGAGACGTTTTTCTTCCGATCCCGCGAGTTTTGAAATGCCTTCTGATGCCGGCATTACGGGTAGGTCGGATACCGGCTCGGCACCTTGCCGCGATCCGCGGCTGACCGGCGCAACATGTTACTCTGCTCAAACTGGGCATACATGATCTGCGCCATGCCCATCCGGCCGGAACTCTCATAGGCCCTGGCGGCGGCGTAATACTTCACACCGTTCTGAAACGGCTGCGGGATCGCATCGAAGTCATTGTCGCTTTCCAGCGCTCCCGCGGTGCAGAACGTGTCCCATTGCATGACACTGGCCTGCTGCGGAACGGGAAACAGCCAGACCTCACCGGCCTCACCATCGTTAAACACCGTGAAAGCGACGGGATAATTCGTCACCAATACGATGTTTGACCGGCAATAGGCCTGGAAATCCTCGAACGGCATCCAGTCGAGACTGGGCAGCACCGCGCCACCCCAGGACACCGACACCGAAATCACGTCGCAGATCCCGCGCATCCCGGCGAACTGTTCGTTAAGAAACGGATTGGCAAAGCCGATATACGGGTAGCGCTCCTGGCCGGCGATGGTGGCAAAGGCGCTGTTCGGATCGGCGTTCGGCTGCGAGCCGCTCGGCACCGCGCTGTCGGGCTGTGCGGTGGCGCCAAACGCTGGCATGCCGGAAATCAGCCGCCGGCAGCAGCCGGTCAGTAACGAGGTCGTCGATCGTGCCTCGTTGATGTATTGCACAGCGGACTGCTCGGTCACGAACAGCCCCTGCGGGTCGCGGATCAGGTCTCTGAATTCAGTGAGGTACTGACTGAGGCGCACACCCTGTTAGCCCTGCTGCATCCAGAAATAGTCGGTATAGCCGCCGAAGGTGAAGGTCGCCGCCGCACCCGAACCGGCCGCACCGGTTACCACGGCCGTGACGCCGGTTGTGCTGTAGAAATGACCCGGGTTGACGATGACGTTGCCGGTGGCCGAGAACGTGGTCGAGCCGCCCGGGATGATCAGCGCGGGGACCGGACGCAACAGGCCCTGCTGTGTCGCCGGATTGGTGTAAATCGGTGTGATCGAGGTGAGGCCGGTGCCGGTCGTGGTGACCTGCTTGCTGCCGTCCGTGTAGCCAGAGCCGGCGGTGTAGGCGACCGAGGCGATGGCCTGGTCCATCAGCACCGTGGCCGCCGCCGCCGAACCGCCGCCGCCCGAGAAGGTCAGCGTGGGGGTGGAGGTCAGCGCCGTGCCGTGGTTGGTGCAGAGCACACCCGTGACGGTCTGCGCGCCGGTCAAGGTCGCGGTCGCCGTGGCCCCGGAACCGGTGGTGTCGCGCGGGTCGTTCAGCAGCGTGATGAACGGCGCGCTGAGGTAGCCGGCACCCTGGTTGGTGATGGTGACACCGGTCACCGCGCCGGCACTGATCGTGGCGTAGCCGGTCGCCGGAATGCCGCCGGATGGGGGTGCGGCAATGATCACGGCCGGGGGGTAGACGTAATTGGTCCCGCCGGTCGGGATGGTGACGGTCGTGCTCACCGCACCGCCGACGATCGCCACCCAGGTGGAGCTGCCGGCCGAAACCGAGACGGTGGGGGCTGAGGTGTAGCCCGAGCCAGCGTTGGTGATCACGGCACCAATGGCGCAGCCGGTCTGGTTCGAAATCCGGTAGTTGTTGCCGTCCGAATCGAGCTGCGCATACTGACCGTTGCCGGCCTGCTGGCCGCCGATCGGCATCCAGATGTTGCAGATCGGGTTGAACCACTGGATCGACAGCGCCGGACCAAGGGCGACATTGAAGAACCCGGAGGGGACGGTGAACACTTCGCCGGGCTGCAGGCCGATCTGACCGGTGCCGATCTGGTTGAATGGCAGGCTGATACCAACGCCACCGTAACGGTTGGGCATTTGATGGTTTCCTTAGACTAACTGTTGGCCGGCATAAGCGGTCTGAGAAGCCACGGCAGGCGGCGGCGGCGGGCCGCCACTCCAGCCCGGCGACTGCAGCCCGGTAAAGTGCGCGCCACTGCTTGGCTTCATGCAGCACATATTCAGGGCCGCAACGAGCACTCCGATCGAGGCGAGCTGACCTTGCGGGATCATCGATTCGAAGCCGGTGAAATACATCTGCAACGAAGGATGCATATACATAGCCAAATAGCGGCTATTGATCATATACATTTCGCCAACGGGGCAGAACGGGTCCGAAAACACCGGGGTGTCGAGCACGCGGATGGCGCGGAACCCGGCGTTAACCACGTCGCCCCGGCCGTATTTGCTGCGCGGGTCGGTGTTGAACACCTCGGCCCCCATGAAATCGGCCATCAGCGTGGCCCAGTTCACCGGGTTCATGACAATGAAGTCAGGGCTTTCACCGCCCGCGCCGGTCTGCACCTTGACCAGAGCCTGGGCAATGCCAAGCCGGTTACAGATGGTGGCACTGTTCGGGTAATACTGGCCCTGCCAGTAAAGATTGTTTCTCGAAATCCCGCCGTAGGTCGCGGTGTTCGTGCCGTTATCGTAAGCACCCACCAGAGAATCAAGGGCCAGATTGTTCGAGGTGTAGCTGTACAGGGATGTCGCCAGCGACTGCTTCATCACGGCGGCCGCGTCGGAGGTCACCGCCCGCAGCTTGGGGATCACGACCTCGGAGGACTGGATGATGCTTTCAAAGCCGAAGAAGCCGATCGGCACCATGCCGGCCTTGAGATTGAACTGGGCGTTGTTGAGTGCGACCTGGTCCTGCGGGATCTGGAAATCACCGCCGAAGCCGCCCCACTGGAAGGACACGAAGGACGAGCCCTGCACCGGGAACGTGATCTGACCGACGCCGCCCATCGCCGCCTGGGTATTCGCAAGCAACATGGAGAGCAGCGGATGCGCCTGATAAACCTGCACAAAGACCGAAGGAATGATGGCCCTTCTGGTGATGTAGGAAAGCTGTTGACCGGTAAGACCACCGGGAACCAGACCGCCACTATTCGGCCCAGTGAACTGTGTGACGGAACCTGACATCTATATTTCCCTTAGCCACCGCCCAGGCGGGCGAATTCCGGATCGCTGGCGATCGAGCGCAGCGTTTTGTCCAGCCAGAGGTCAGCGCCTTTCGGCCCGGTGTCCATCAGGCCGTCGAAGAAGTCCTTGTTGGCATTCAGTCCCAGCGGATCGACACCGGAGGGCAGGAAATCATGCCCGGTCGCGGGTGCCGGCTTCGGGATCGATTCAGCGACCCATGCCGCGGCGGCATCCACATCCGGATTGTTCTGCTCGCGCATGCGGTCCATCACGTTGGACATCATTTCATCGGAGAAACCGCGCTTGGCCTTGACCCGGTCGAGCCTGGCCATCAGCGCATCCTCGGCCCGCCTGCTCGCGGCAGCCGCCTCGGCCTCTTCCTTGGCCGCCCATTTGGCTTCAAGGGCGGCGACCCGGGCGCGCTCTTTCTCCAGCTCGCCCATCACTGGGGCGATCACCGCCTCGCGTGCGTCGCGCATCGGAAAGGTCGCGGTCGGATTGATCTTGGCGACCAGTTCCTCGGCCTGCGGCGCGGTGCGCGGATCCGCCAGAAGCTGCTGCAGCAAGGCCGCACTTCGGTTGCGGATGTCGTCGGACAGTTCCATCTATCAGGCCTTGGTCGGCGCCTTGCCGACGTGCTCGATGTTGCCGACGCTGGTCATCATGCCGGACGGCATCGAGGCGGCATTCGCACCGATGTCCATGGAGTTGAACGGCACGCGCTTCATCAACGGGTCATTCAGGTTGATGCTGTTGACGTAAGGGGCAAACGGCCCCGGCGGGTTATTTCTGGTTTCGGCCATAATACGGTCTCCTTTAAGCCGCGCCCGGCGGCGCCATGGCGGGTCCGGCGTTTGGCGGCGGCGCCATCGGACCCATTGACTGTGCGTTCTGTTGCCTGGCCGCGGCGAGCTGCTGCAGTAACGTCTGCACCTGCATCACCTTGTCCTGCGATTCGCTGACCAGCTTGGTCAGATCAGTGCTGATCTTCATCAGCTTGTTGTGCGCATCGGACCCCATCGGGATCATCGGCAGCGCTTCCTGGATCATCTTGCCGGCCAGCTTGACCTTTTCGAGCGCCTGCATGGCATTGCCGGGATTGCTCTGCGGCACCGTGACCGGGCCGAGATTGGCCGGCGGCGCCTGCATGCCAGGCGGCAGTCCACCTTGCGGCGCCCCACCTTGCGGCGGAGGCGGCAGTCCACCGCCAGGCACTCCTGCCGGCATCGGGGCGAGACCCACTTGATTACTCCTGAAAGAACCGAGCGCCAGCCACGATTGCCCTGTTCCTGGCGCTCGCCCTTTTCACTTGCGGTGCGACTTCCGGCGACGAAAACGGATCATGGGTATCTCCAAAGATAACCCGGGGACTTAACCCACCCGGGACACCAGAATCGGTGCGCAATCAGGATAATTCATAACCGTATCGAACGTCAACAACGGCTTGATATTGTTCAAAACACCTAGCCGCGTTTGCCCTTGTGACCTTTGTCAAGCAGCTCGGGGTGTTTTGCGATGAGGGCGGCGGTCTCGATTTCCTTGCGCTGCGCGTCCTCGATCAGCTCGTCTTCCAAAGGCGGGTGCGTCATCTCCACCACACGCTTGGCCGAGGCGGCGCCGATCTTGGCCAGGGCAAAGGCGAGTTCGCGCTGTTCGTGGCGGAAGGCCGGGCTGGCACTGTGGCTGTCCACGGCAATCTTGGCATTGGGTGATATGTGTCTGAACTGAAACGAGATCGGTTTCATGCCGGGCGCGGGCGGCTCCAGCGTCGGATCGGGTTCGATATCGGCCTGGATGGAATGCGCGCTGGGCATCAGCCAGGCGGTCATCACTTCGTTGCTCTTGGCCCGCAGCATGTCGAAAATCAGCGCCCCGGTGCGGCTGACCGAGCGTTCGATCTTCAGGGCCGCATCAAGGTGGCGGGCCGCACCCGTTCGCATCAGCGCATCGGACTGGCCCTGGCTGCGCACCGAGCCTTCGCCTTCGCCGCGCATGATGGGCGGGAACCCGCCGATGATGTCGAACATGGAATTCAGCTCATGAAACGACCGCCAGATGTCGCCCGGCACCTCCTTGGCCAGATCGGCGATCTTCGCACTCGGGCTGCTGTCGGTAAAATAGCCGCCCGGCTTGTTCAGCTTGGCATAGGCGTTCTGGTTGACCGACGTGGACCCGGTCATGAAGCGCGGCGGGTCTTCCTGCTTGCGCAGCATGATGTTGATGCCATCGATCCGGCGGTTGATGGACTGCTGTAACAAAGCGACGAGATAGACGTACGACACGCCCCAGAAAAAGCCGTCCAGCGGCATCGGGCAGTATTCGACGAAGCCGTGCTGGCCCCGCAGCGGGTTCTGATCCTCGGGCAGACCGGCCTGGGTCAGCACGTCATGGCTGAAGGCGTTGAACAAAATGTCGTCGCCAAAAACGATCTCTTCGCCGACCATGGTGATGGTCGCCCAGTCGTCCTGCTTGCTGTTCCAGATCCAGCACTCGTCGCAGGGCACGAGCGCGTCAACCACGGCTGACTGCATCATCGGCTGCGGCGCGAACAAATGCGGGGCGATGCCGCCCACACCGATCGGGGCGGTGCCGCCCTGCTGGTAGGGATAGAGGCCGCCGACCAGGATCTGCTTCAGCGTGCTGTTGACATCCTCCCCGGCGCGCTGCCTGGTCTGCAGGGAATCGACCGCCTGCATCAGCCGGCGCTGCTTGTCCGCCGGGAGGCTGGAAATCATTTGCACAAAGCGCGAGCGCGTCGGGAACGTGGTGTGGACGAACGCTTCCTGGCGGTCGAGCTGATGAATGGCCTCGTTATAGACCCCGAAGCTCTCGGGCTGGATGAGGAAGGGTTCGAAGCCGCCGCGCGACCAGACGACCTGATGGATGACCTTGCCTTTGATCAACGACCACAGCACGACATCGGAGAGGTTATCGTCGATGTCGTTATTGACGATATGCTGGTGCAAGCCCGATGCGGCGGCGTCGGCCTTGGCGCGCTCGGCCGGACTGACCTGGCCGAAGTAGTTGATGTGAAACCGCAGCTCGGACGGCGAATACAGCATCGCGCGAACGTCTTGCACAAAGTCCTGGGTGCGCAGAAAGCTCTGCGGCACGCCGTTTTCACTGCCGGTCAGATACAGATTGCGGTAGGCCATGCCGCGCTCGATCCGCTCGGCGCGGGAGTTGGTGCAGGCCCTGATGATACCCGCGGTGAACTCAGCCCGCTTGCGCCGCTCGGTCGGAATTTCCATGCACCGTTATTAACACGGTGCAAGAACAATGGTCTATTGCAACGACCAGGCCCTTAGCTCCCGGCGATGACGGTATGTTCGGGGATCGCTGAGCCCCGGCTGCGGACATGGTTCATGATCGGTGCGATTCCGGCGTTGGCCTCGGCCTGGAATTGCGCGGCACCGGGCGGTGCTGCGCCGGCACCCAGCACCGGACTGAGGTCAACCTTGCCCGTGCGCTGGCGCGGCTGCTTTGCCCCGCCCCAGAACGCATCGGCCTGGGCCTGCAGATGTGCCGGCAGCTGCGGCGCGGTGGGTTCGCCCGCCCGGTAGACCGCACCCGGCCGGCTGTGATCCTGAATATTGGTGAGCTGCTGGTCCGCCATGGTGGCTTCCATCGCCCGGTCATACGCGACATTCTGGATGTTGCCGCCGATCAGACCCGGCGCGCGGCCCTGTGCCACGTCGGTCGGAATGTCCGCCATGAACGATTGCTTGGTCTTGCCCCGGCAGCGCGGGCAGGCCGGGCGCACGCGGTCGGGATCAGCCGTCACCCGGTCAACATGGAAGCGGTGCGCGCAGCTGCGGCAGCGCAGGTTATGGCGGTAGAGCGCGCGCTCGCTCATTGCGCCGCCTGGTGATAGCGGTGCCAGTCCATCGGCCGCCATGCGTCCGGTTCGCTTTGAAGGGGGGTCAGGGTCAGCGGATCGACCCAGCCCGCTACAATCACCCAGCGCGCGCCCTCGCGCCGCCTGGTGACCCGCCAGCGCCCGGGCATGGACACAGTGTCGCTGAGACGCAGATCGATGGTGCTGGAGTCGCGGGGGGCGCTTGCCAGATCGAGCCAGGGCTTGCTGGCCTCCAGCACCACCGAAGGGGAAGCCACATCCTCCTGGGTGTCGCTGTCACGACGCTGCTGAAGCAGCTGATTAGTCAGGGGCCGTTTCATTGGCGATTCTCCAGGCGGTGACGATTTGCCGGGCCTCCGGTGCAGAGCGCGGCAGCGCCTGATCCGTCATCACATAGACGTGATCAGGGTCGTCGGTCAGTTGCACAATGGCCCGGCCCATGAAAGGGTGCGACATATAACGGTCAGCCACTGGGCGCTCCCAGGTTGGCATGACACAAAGAACGGGAGCGCGACGGATCATGTCGGTTGATTGCTGTCCTCATCGCGTGCGGCAAAGTAGCGTTCGATGTCTGATTGCAACCCTGGCTTGTTGCCGGCCAGCTCCAGAACGCGATCGATGTTGAGCTTGATAT